CCCCGTCACCTCAACCGTAATACTTCCACCCTCACCGGCATTCACAATCGGCACTGGATTTTCCACACTCGGCGTCCCATCCTGCGTGCTCTTCCCGAACACCCTCAGCCCCCGAAACAGCTTGTCGGAGCTGTCTGTCAGGGTCATAGTCTCACCCTGCGCGGTTTCAATAATGGCATCGGCTTTCTTTTGGCTCAGGGCTTCAATTCCGGCTTTATTCGCCGCAATCTGCTCCCGGTCTGCCACAATCCCGGCGGCGGCATCCTGCACCCTCTTGGTCTGTGTATCGCCCTCTGAGGTAACCGCCTCTACCGCTTCTGTCTTAGCTGTTTCAACACCACTGACTGCCTGTGTGCCTGCCTGCTGCACCGCTGTGGTCTGTTTCTGCCCTTCTGTCTGCACTGCCGATACTGCGGTATTTTGTGCCTGTCCAATGGCTGTAAGGGCGCCCTGGGCAGCTGTTCTAAACTCTGTTACCGTCTGCTCTACAGCCTCTCTGTTTGCCTGTACATCCGCTTGCATCCTGGATATATCGCTCTTCATCTGAGTAACAGACTGCTTGCTTTCCGCTACCTCCTGCCGGTCTGCTTCCGTCTCCTCAGCATACTGTCTGGCTGCGTCTTCCGCAGTCTCAGCGGCTGTCTGGGCCTCCCTTGCGGCAGTCTCTGACTGTTTGGCCGTCTCAGCTGATAAAGCCGCATTACTGGCCGCTTCCTGAGTTTGAGCCAGTAAATCTCTGGCTGTCTCTGTTCCCTGTGCCACCAAATCCGCATTAATTTCCACCTGTTCGGCCAGAACCTGTGTGTCTGTCAGATACTTTCCAGCCAGGGAAGCAGACTCTCTAGCTTCCCCCGCGGCAGCGGTTGCTTCCTTTCCGGCGTCCTCTGCACGTTTGGCAGCATTATTAACCGCCTGAATGGCTTCCTCGAAGAGTTCTTCACCTTCTGGCGTATTAAACGCCTCCGGCCTTGGCCTGGACTTAACCCCAAGAGTAATCCTCCTGGTAGTCTCTCCGCTGACAGGGGTAGCAAGGTACACAAACACGTATATCTGGTAATCCTGGCTTGCCCCATCCGCTTCCAGGAGGCTGTCCGGAATGGTTACATCCGTCACGCCGTCCTTTGTAATGCCAATCCTGGTTACAGCCTCGCCGCCGGTCTCCTGTAGCGCAAAGTGGATTTCTGCCGCAGTCGGGAGGCTCAACCCCTGAATACGCAGCACCTGGCCATAATCGTACTGCCAGAGACCGTAGGCTTTTTTGCAAAGTTCATTTTTATCAAAGTTTATAATTAACATTGCGGTTCCTCCCTAATTTGGGGTACAAAAATACCACCGGCCATTACTGACTGGTGGTATCGTGTTCTTTTACAATTTTTCTCAGCTTCTCTTTCCATTCTTCATAATTGTAATTTGCCCCTATGCGAAATGATATATCTTCAAGCTGCCCCGTAATCGAATATACTTTACGACGCAATTCCTGTAGTTCCTCATCATCTTTCATCATGTCAACAAATTCTTTCTTAAGCATAAATCATCTCCCTATAATCTTTAGAAATGCTTTGTGTATATCTGAAAACTCAGCTTTTATGAAATTAACAGTATCATCATCCCCCTGATACAACGCAGAGAAAATATCGGCAAACACCTCCAGTTCTGTGTATCCCGGAACGCCAATATATTGTGAATCATGAGAAGCTCCACCAACAATTGAGTTGTCTGTAATACATCCCATTATGTCGCTGATAAGGCTATTATACTCCAGCTCTCCACCCGGTTCAAACATTTTTCTATATTGTTCTGCGTTTTCCATTAGATATTTTTCTGCTTCGATGATTGCATTTGAAAATTCTGCATTCATAGGACTACCAAACTCATTCTGATCAATTCTGTGCGCCAGCTCATGGAGCATAACTTCTTTGTAATCATAATATGGATACTGAGGGTGTGTTGTATTGATTCTAATGGTATCCGTATCAGGGTCATATGCAAAAGCATGTTCAGAGGTTTCATCAATGACAACAAACTCGTCACTAGCATATTTATCTACCAACTCAACCATCCTGATTGGCGTATCATCCCGATGTTGTTTTATTTCATCTGATACTGCATATTTATTTCTTGCTTTTTCACCCCATATTGCTGCTTTATTTTTATATCGCCTTCGATTCTCTGTATCCAACGAATACTCAGCCAGCCTTCCAAATCTCTCAGCCTGTCTCCTGGCATATTGCTGTCTTTGCTCAGCTTCATATTTTACCCCGATAGCCCGCAACTCTTTTGCCGTCCACTTATCATCAGCTGTGGAAATGCCGGGGAAATAGGTCGTGTGGCTATCCTTGCAGTTTGGATGATACAGACCGCACTCAATCGCATGGCTTATGGTAGGATATTGTTTCCCGGTTTCCGGGTCGTATCCATCTGAATGGCCACCACTCCATACATCATCCACCAACACCTTTCCGACAAATGGCAAGCACTTCGGGCAAGGATTCCCACGTTTTGCCATAATTACAGTGGTTATCCCCCATTCCTGCCGCTTCTCACCCTCGCCGTACAAATACGCTCGCTTGCTGGCGGTACGAATTGCCATGCTGGCGTAATCCACAAGAGTATGACGGGATCCGTTTGCATATTCCACACAGCCAAGGCCGCGGGAAAGCATATCCCTTGTGGCCATATCAACCGCCTTTTCGTAGGTTCCAGCTCCGGTATTCGCATAAACCTGTGCATTAAAAATCGCCTTGCGGTAATCGTCCTCGGCTTTTCTCAGGATAGCTTTCTCAGCCTCTTGCATATCATGGACAGTAGCCTCAATCAGTGCAGCCAGTTTCCTATCATTCAGCCGGAAGAACTCTGCGGTCATGGCTTTTGGGCGAGGAGAACCATTTTTGCCGTGGACTTTCCAGCCTTTTTTGATGGCTTGCAGGATTTTAATTTCCTGCTCCATATTGCCTTCCTGCCTTGCCTGCTGAATCAGAACTGCAATCTGCTTATTAATGCTCTTAAACTGCTTCTTGTACCGCTTCTGGTTCTCTCGCCTGTACTTTTCCAGGGCTTTTAGCTGCTCCGCCTGCCACATAGACCACTCATAGCCCTCTTTGGTTTCCTCGGCTCTGTGCCTGGACATATTCCGCATCATGGAGGCTATCAGTTCATTTTCAATGGCCTCAAAGGCAGCTGTGATATCATAATCATCCATTTCAGCCTCCGTTTGCATAGACCTTAAAGCCCTGAGCCTTAAAGTTCTGCTTTGCCCGCTTTAATTCTGTTTTACTTTTACACCGGTCACAGCGCAGCTCTGCATAACCATCCTTTGTCACCGCATAAATACCAAACGGAACCTGCTCGCTGGCTACTTTTAGCAGCCCCTCAAACTCACTCCGGTTCATTCGGTACATTCGGTTCGCTACCTTTACTTGCATTTTTCTCTCCTCCCAAATTAATTGCAAAGTCGCCGGCGGCCTGATTGATTGCAGGCTCTTCCAGCTGAGCAATGCCCTGCTCGGCTTTCAACCTTGCAATCTCCTCTTTCTTCCACTCTTCGTCTTTGGTATCTCCATACAACTCCTCTACCTGTGCCTCTACGGACATAATAGCGAAACCAGGGCGCGCCTTGGAAAGAGTCTCAACCTGACTCTCAAATGACGGGTTTGCGTACTCTCCGAACGGAGCATCTAATTTCACTTCCTGTACTGGTTTTTTTAGCAGGATATTATACGCATTGACCGCTACAGATACCAATTCCGGAATCATTTTCTGTAGGGCATCTACAATCGCATTTCGCGTATATAGGGTAGTCTTTTCCTTTTCTCTCTGCGCTTCTGCGTTATCCAGCTTCTTCACATCGATTCCCAGCGTGGAAGGGCTCACAACTCCCTGCAAACACAAGTCGAGCGCTGTTATATAGGTCGCTAAGTAACTGTCATGAGGAATCCCCGGCTGCTGCACATCAATCTTGTTTTGCGCGCCCTCTCCCATATCCTGGTCAGTCTTAATATAGCGGTTATCAAAATGATTCGGCTTTAAAACCGCTCCTGTGTTCGGGTCTCGCGGCAAATAGCATTCTGGGATGTATTCCTTTGCCCTTCCAGCTCTCAGAGCATCCATCCACTGGCTCCATGCCTCATCAAACGCATCAAATCCGTCCAATTTCCCATCAAAAATGCTTCCTCCGCGATGATCATACTTTGACGATTCATAAATCTTTAACGGAACGGCCAGCATGATTGTTTTATCAAACACAGTATCAGTCAAACCTGTGGTTGCCGGGATTGATTCCAGAGAAACCTCCTGCTCGCCCCGGTATAGTGCATTGTGAATATATCCATATCCGTAATGTTCATGCAGAACATATTGCTGATAACCATCCTTATACGGGGTTTTAAAAATAATCTCCTGTACTCGGTCCCTTCGGGTTACAATCTCAATCCGCTCACCTGGATACCATTCCAGGATAGGGTATGGGCTCACTTCCGTGTCGATAGAAACCTTGAATGCACCATCCCCAACCACGAGCGCATCTTTTAATGCCTGCTTGATTTTTTTAGGGAAATTATTATTCTTCGGGTCCGCAATCTCATCCCAAATTTGGCGTTGCTGCTCATCTGCAAATTCAAAGTCATTCATGTCGGTTAACACTATTTCCGAAATAGTTCGCACTATTAATGCCGGAAGTCCGGTGTGAATCTTTCTCATTTCTATTCCTGGGGTACATTTACTTGCCCAGAATTTGTATTTATCTGCAAATTCCGGATTCTGCTGATACATTTGTTCCAGTTCATTTCCGTCACCACGATACCAAATGCGATTTCTAATAGCGTGGAGTTCAAAATCCATTACCTCCTGAATCTGGATGCTGTATGGATCTGCCGGAGTGACATTTAGCCAGCTCCGCACTGTTTTTTTAATATTTTCATTCAATGTCGTAAGCCACCTCACTTCTCTTCCTCCTCAAATCCAATAATATTACGATACGGTATCCAGCCATATTGGCTGCTGTTTATCGTGTGATCGTTCCGGTCCTCTGGGATGTCCTTATCTTCTTCCCAGCTATACCGTTCCATTTCAGCCAGATGCTCCGTGCATTCATCGACCACTAAGTAGCATCCCTGCTCGATCCAGCCAAGCATTAGCTTAATGCGGTCAAGTATCTCAACTTTTTTGTAAGCATCCAAAAAATTGTATAAACAACCGTGCAGTCGTTTGTATTTCCTCAATTCCGTTATGGTTGCCTGGTCTGCATTATCCACAAATACATCCTTTGCAAATCCCCACTCTTTTCGGTTTTTCTCCAGAAATTCTACAAACTTAACCGCCGTATCGGACGGAGCCAGCGGACAGGAAAGGTCTGCATTGCTATATACTTTTTCCGATAACACCAGAAGTTTCCGGTCTGTAGTTATCGCCTGGAATATCATAGCAATTGTGTCGGGGGATTTTGCAGAATAAGACGTATCCAGTCCAGCACTGAACCTTTTTATTTTTATGCTGCCGTTTTTTATCTGTTCATGCACCCATTTCGCAGATACGACATGTTTCTTTCGGTCAAAATTCGGGAAAATAAGCCCAGTTGCTTTTCCTCTCAGCCCCAGGATTTTATTTTTATAAATCTTCGTACCCTTCGGAGTATTGGCGATAATCTTATCCAGCTTTTCTTTCGGCAGCCCCAAATTATGACAAAAAGAGAAGAACCAATGCACCCATCCGGGCTTCGGTTCTTCTTTTAGTTCGTCTTTGATTTCCTGCGGCGTCTCTTTCTCCCACTCCGGCAGAGGACGGGAGCAATTAATATACTCTTTGTAAACTGGCAGGTTCGGGTCGTCCGGATTTAATGTCGCCATCAGGTAATCACACCGCATGGCAGCCTCTCGGACAAAATCAATATCCGCCGTGTTAATCTCATCAATATACAGACAGCCATACTGTCCGCCCAGAGCCTTCTGCCACTTTTTCTTATCGCCATAGCCCATCACATAAATGACTTTATCTCCGGAGGAAGTATGCAGCAGGATGTGAGGGATCTTATCGTCCTTTGTGCCGTTGCCATTATATTTCGTCAGAACCCCGAAATCGTCAATGATTCCCAGGTCCTTGTTGATGATGTTCTTCTCAGCCGTTCCGGTATCCTTGGCGGCGATAATGTGCAGCTTCTTCGGGCTTTCTGCAACTTTGAGCACAAATTTAAACAGCCCAACTGTTGTTTTGCCGGCTGCAGTTGTGCCCTCCAGAAATTCAACTGGCGCATCACAGCGAAGGAAGGCTTTATATTTGTCAGATAGCAGTAGGCGCTCTGTACTCATCCACTGTCACCTCGCATCTGCTCAATCAGGTCATCCAGCTTCGTTCGCTCCGTCTCCAGAGTTCCAGAAACCTCCAGCTTGTCCTTAAACATTCCAAGATGACGGCCAGCCAAATCCAGAGCTTTTGTTTTGTCGTAAAATTTAATTTCCCGCTCAATTCCCTCCCCCTCTTTTGTTGGGAAGCGCTTGACCTTAACCGATGCCACAGCTGCCAGGTCTTCCGGAAGAGCGCTATCAAGAATAGTAGCCTCATCGAAATCGACCACATTTGCCGGATTAACCAGAGCTATCTTAGCCAGCTCCATCAGGATCCGGTCCTGATTAATACCGGTGCGGCGGGAACGTTCAGCCATAGCCTTGCTGATTGCGTCTGAAACTGAAGTTTTCTGAAGTAACTGATACCCCATCTGCTCTGCATTATCCGGTCTATATCCTGCGCGAATGGCTGCCTGAGTGGCGTTAAGGTCAATCAGGTACTCATCCACAAATAATTTTTGTTTTGGTGTCAATGCCATCAGGCTCACCTCCAGTCTATATTTTGTGTTTATCCACAATCAATCCACAATATGTTGATAACTAAGCATAATAAAAAGCCCCAGCAAATGCCAGGGACTTGAAAGGAGAAAAAAATGCCAAATCCCCCACCAAGCTGTAACACCTGGCAGGAGTATATGAAAAGGAGGATCACAATCGACACATCCGGAATCGAACCGGAGACCAGGGTGAAAACCCGCCACCTACCACTGGTGGTATATGCCGTTACTGCCCTGGAGGCTAACCAGGGCAATTAGAGACGACGTATTATGTACCAGCCCAGGTGTGGACCAATCGACCGCTGGCTGTGACACCGGGCGGTCGCACATCACACATTGAGGGGATAATCCGGAAGCCGCTGGCTGGATGCCTTTGGCTTCATGATACATATTAACATTTTTCTTCGGGACATTGGGGGACATTTTCCAATTTTTTAAAATATCTTTGAATTCGCTTTTTAACGTTCTCATCCGTATATTTTATTTTTCGATTTGGATATTCATTGTTCATGTATTCCGCTGTTTTTACAAATGTCAATCCATCAATAAAATAAAATCTAAACATCGTTCTCAGCTCTGATTTCTGGATGCTGTCTATGTACTCCTCTGCCTGGCAAGTCAGCTCCAAAAGTTCCGCTTCTTTTGCCTCCAACAACGCCCTGTATCGTATTCTCGCGTTTTTCTTGCGGGTATACTCCGGATCCGGAATCCCAGTAATCTTAATCGGGCCAATTGTCAAATCCTTCCTGCTCCCTGTTACGGTATCTGCTACAATCGGCGGTTTCTCCAGGAATTTGTCCAGCTTCATAATTCGCTGCCGTAAATCCTTTATCTCTTCTTTCATCTCGCAATACTGTATCAGCACCTCCTTATCCAACGGCATCACCTCCTAACACGATATTATGATTCCTATTTCGTCCTTCACCTTTTGTTTGAGACAGGCAAGGCTCTCTTCGTCCTTTATCCATGTACCCATATACCCGTCAACACGTCTGAGTGCCCGTAGAACGCGTTTTTTGCCGAAACCGAACTCTTCATGCATTGCAAGCGCAAAACACGTCATAAGGGCCTCTACGCGCTGATTTTCGGTATCCTGGGCAATGACATCAATCAACTTTCGGTTTTCGTTTCGGATTCGGTTCTGTTTTTCCAGTCTCCTACGTTCTGACCGGTTCATCTCCTACCACCTTCTCCCTCTCTCATCCACAACAGTAATTTTCCCCAATACCCGCACTCGGCAGATAATGCACATCAGTTTCATTGCCCGCCGGAAGTTTATTACTTCCTCCGGCGGTTTATCCGCTCTCTTAATTGCCTTCCCTGCTGTCGGGTCAGGGTAGCCTTCTGCGTTCTTCATCCGGATTCACCTCCTAAATTCCAAAATCCCTCAGTGTCAACTGCATCCTAAAATCATCCAGCCTCTTTCTGGATCTTTGATACATTCCTGGATCCTTTTCAAATCCCACATAACGCACCCCTGCCTCCTCGAAGGCAATCAGGCTGCTGGCGCTCCCCACATGCGTATCCAGCACATTCCACCCTGGCTGTATGTATTTCTGGGTTAGCCAACGATAAAGATTGACTGGTTTCTGGGTTGGGTGGATGCGCTTCTCGTTTAGCTTTTTATTTCCCTGGGCAATCCATCCATCGGATACGCTCTTTCCCTGCATCATCCCGCACCACATATACCGAAAAATTTTGACCGAATCATGCAGGCTGCAGGAAGCGATTTCGCAGTTGGAAAAGCAACTGGCATCATTACATTTATCCCAGACAATCCTCCCCGGCGGGAAGTGCCAGTCAAAATAATTACAGCCAAATACAATCTGATGCTTTGACACCCGTTCCAGTTCCAGGAAATATTCCTCTCCTGGAACCTCCCATGCCTGTAATGATTCATAGATGCGCTGCACTCCTATCGGGCTTACCTTTCGTCCAAAGAACCCTCTCCGTTCCGGACCTGAAAAATAGGGCGGATCCACAATCGCAATGTCAAAAAAATTATCTGGAAATTCTCGCATTCCGTCCATGCAGTCCATGTTGTAATATCCGTAATCCATTATTAATCCTCCTGATACGGTTCTGGTAGCGGCATCCAGGCGATTACATCTGTTAAATAGCATCTTGAATGATTTACCCTGTTGTCATTATGCCATGTATCTTGTCCATCAAAATAAGCTGAGTCGCGCATGTAATTACCACCAACATCTCTCGTAATGTTATATACCCCATTTCGTTTAGGTAATCCTTCTTCTACCGTAATCCATCTCCGGCTCTCTTTCAGCTGTTCTACCTCATTCGGGGTTAATCCGGTATCCTCATATTTCTTCAGCGCCCAGTATAGCGTCATTGCCTCCTCCCGGACGGCTCTGGTATCAATTATGGCTCTTCTGACTCCTCCTGGAATCTTTTCATCAGGTATTGTTAATCTTTCCATCTCTCTCCATCCTCCTCAAATACCTCACAACTTCGCTCGCCGGAATATGTACATCCCTAGCAATCTCCTCGATACTCCATCGTGCCCGGTACAGCGCACCTATCTTACCCACATCAACAGGCTTATTTACCTCATAGACGGGCTTTTTCTCTTTCCTCGATACTTTTACCGTCTTTCGTGGCAAAACCTGACTATACCCCCTTAACGGCTCTCCTAGCACCCTTTCCAGTTCGCTTATGTTGTCGTAATTGGGATTATATCTTTTGTGTTCCCAATCAGATATTGACTGATAGCACACACCGACAGCCAGCCCTAGTTCCGCTTGGGTCATTCCTTTTTGCTTGCGCAGCTCTTTAATCTTGTCACCAAGATCCATTATCACCCCTCCTCTATCAAAAAATCCCTAAACATATCCATCTGTACTGCTGGATAATCCTCCCAAGGAACCCCAATATAATCCAACACTCTGCCCCATCCATACTTCTCGCCGGTTTCTGGATCCGTACAACATCGGTACATCCAGAATTCCCATTCTTTAGGGTTCCGCTCCCGGAGCTGATCAAATCGGTGTGGCCGCCGCTCCATGTGAATTCCGAAACCACACATGCTACAGCCGGTTCTCTGAGCCTTTGTGGTGTATAGGGTTCCGTCTGGTTTTCTGACAATCTCTCCGTAAATCTCTGGCACTGGTGCCTTTAAATCAATAGCCAGTTGCAACAGATCTTGACGCAGGAACGGAGCAAACGGTGCTGACCGAATCACGCCCTTACCAAAGTAATTGCAGCCGTGTTCGGTAAGCGCTTCCTCTCGCTGTCCGCCTTCTGAAGCCATCAGCCCTAAAAATGGCTTGCTATTGTGTTCTATAGCCCATTTATTGCAGGGCTCCTCTTTCATGTACTGGCAGCACTTGTTTGATACTTTGAACGGCGCGATTTGGTAATTTACCCCCTCGTTTTCATTTTCATATCCTGCAAACAGCTTCAACCACTTTTTCGGCAGTTGCATTCTGCTGTTACTAGCAAAATGCCCCTGTGCACCGCATTCTCCCGTGATGATCGCGTGGCGAACCGTCTTATTCTTCTCTGTGGGGTTCTGCAAAGTGTCAATCCGACCAGCAATCTTTTTACTGATTACCGGAAATCCGTATTCCTGCAAAATCTCCACCTTGGGCTTGCCAATAGGGATTGATATAATGCCAAGCTCCTTGTGAATCTTCTGGATGCTTTTATCTTCTAAAGAGGATACCGATATTGCCGGAATGTCAATCCCGATATTTCGCAGAAATAGCAGCAGCACAATACTGTCCAGGCCACCTACGCTGACATGGGCATTTAACTCCATATCATCCAGGCGCTCCACAAACTCCCTAGCCCGCAACTCTGCACGCTTAACTTTTACCTCATAGGGCAGAGCCTGCATGGCAGCCATCCGGGCCTTAGCTTCTTTCTTTTTCTGTCTCCACGCCTCGCGTTCTTTGTCCCCCACCACAGACTCGTTTTTTTCATCCATGGTTCTTCCTCCCCTTAAACTTATAAACATCATTCCGCTGCCGTTTAATCTGCGCCCGAAGGCGGTTCTGCTTATTCGCTCTGCTCTTGCTCATCTCCAGACATCTCCTTATAAAATCGAATCACTTCCATCAGTCCTATAAAATCCAGTTCCTTATCGCACTGACAATGGAACACTCTCTTTCCGTCTTTGTAAATTGTCACATGTAGGTTTGTTGTCTGTACAATCTGTAATCCACCCAGACACATGGTCTGTGGCAATCTATCGCTCATCTCTTCCCTCCCAGCAATCACAACAATCCTCGAACATAGTGTATTCACCATATCCATCGGACTCTTCATTGCTACATGTAAAATCTACATCATCATCGTATTTATGCCATCCGCAGGTTCCACAGCATTTTCTCATTTTCGCTCTCCCTTCTGAATCGACTTCAAAAATTCCACCAGCTCCGTCTCTGAATTCGGGAACCGGTTATATCTCTCATGCCTGCTCCATCTGCCATAGGCTCCAGACGGATGCTCATCCGGCTCCGGACCTCTAACCAGATGCAGATACGAGGATTCATATTCCATTTTTGCAAATGGGCTATAATTGTCATACACCTCCGCAATCAGCCGCGCCCCGTTGTCAAAATCGTATTTGTAATACCGGCAGCCGATGTGCTCATCTTCATACCACAGCCCCCAGGATTTGTAATCCCTCAGCCACTCTTTCCGCTGGTCGTTGTTTCGCATCAGCGGCAAGGGAGGCTGTTCCGGTTCCTCTGGTTCCGGCTCTTCTAGGTCACACAGCATCCCGGCCAGTGCTCCCACCAGAATTTTCTTTTTCCGGAGTAGCTTTTGCGGAAGAGGCTCCACCTCATTGACCTTTATCATTTCTTCCAGATAACCTTTCTCTTTTTCCAGCATTTCGCGAAGCAGCTCCATGTCTGTGAGTTCTCTTTCTTCTTCCGGCTCATCCTGTTGCGATGTCGCAATTTCCTCCAGCTCTTCCTCGCTGCTATTTTCGCAGCACTCAGAGGGGATTTGCTGTATTTTTGCAGCAACCTCCAAAGCAACCTCATTCCACATGCCCTGTATCGATGCGCACAGGTAAAACCATTCTGCATTTCCCAGGCATTTACCTGCGCCGTCCCATATCTGGATATATTCCGGAAACAGATTAATGTGTGCCGCGCCTCCTTGAACCGGATCCCCAAAATACCATGTGCCATGAAACCGCTCTTTTAATTGCTTTTCGGATTCTGTCACCAAAAGGACGCGGTTTTCATAATCATCCTTAAACCATTTTTTAAATCGCTCAATCAGGAATCTGGCAAATGCATTGCAGTATGCCATTCGCGTGTCATAATCCATTACAGGGACTTCCTGTGCCTCTTCCTCCGGTTCTTCCGGGGCAAGCTCAGAAACATCCATCTGGAAGCTTACAGGCGCTTCTGACGGCTCCTGAACCGGTTCTTCTGGCTCCAGGAACTCTGTGATTTCCATTTGTCCCTCCAGGGGATAATATGGCACTTCCTTTGGCTTGCGTATCTCTCGAATCTGCGCTACGGTCATGTCCGGAGTTACCTGCTCCAACTGCTCGGAGTTTAAGGACAATAACTCCTGGATTTGTGATTTTCCAAATCCTATATATCTATCATCCAATTCCATGCTGAATCCATTTTTTGAAAAACGAATATTGCATTTTATGTATTTAGATACAGCGGCTGGGCCCATCCCATATTTTTCTTCCGCATAACGTGCTACTGTATTATGCCCTTCCTGCAAATAAAGTTTATTTTCGTCAATCTGTCGGAGACAATAACCTATAATGATTACATTTTCGGCTGTCTCTTTCATTTTTGTTGTAATGATATTATCAATCTCCTCCAGATTTAAGCTTTCATACCATGGTTTTTTTGCCGGCCCTGGAAGCTCCTCTCTCATCTCATTCATGATTTCCTCCTCTTGTGAATTGATATCCCGGAACCCGAATGGCTCGTGGTGTTCCGGGCGGCGCATCCGTTTCTAGCTTTCCACGTTCAAACATAATGCGGATATGATTATGTACCGTGGATGTGGAACCCACTCCCACCCCGTCTGCAATCTCGCGGACAGAGGGCGGATAACCATGCTCTTCCAGGTAATTCACGATGTAGTTATATATCATCATTCGAACCTCGCCAGAATGTTCAATCATATTCTTGTTCATGCTGCTCCTCCTCACTTATCCATCCCTTTACTGAATCCAGAACCATAGAATCATAGTCCGTATCCCTCTGTTCGAAATTATGGAACTGGTTCGGTTTCTTCTGCGATTCTTTACCGCTTTTTTTTAACGAAAATATCCCCTTCCACCCATTTACAATAGACTGTCTTAAAATTTCAATCTGCTCATCCGGATCCGAAGAAAGCTTTTGAAGTTGCCCTATCAACAACTTTACAGCATGCTCTGTCATCGGAGCCTTTATCTCTTTCCGATACAGTATAAATTCCTGAACCACATCCCATACCTTCGGAGATAATTCCGTATTGCCTATTATAGATATTTCTTTTCTTTTTCTTTCTTTTTCTTTCTGTCGCGTTTCTTCCGAAGAATGGTTATTTTCTTCGGAATTAATTTGCTTTTCTTCCGAAGAAATGGGCGTTATGGGTGAATTTAATAAGGGCTCCCCATTTTCATCAAGCAGCCAATATTCTGCACTATAGAGTCGTCTTTTCATCAGCCTTACAGCTATCTTGTAATAGCGTTTTTGAATTCCAACAGAGGTGATAACATTCTGCAGCATGAGGTCTTTATGAAGAAGTCCTAAATCAGCACAGTAATCTATCACTTGCACGACGACCTTTTGATTTTTAATCCATTTATTTCCTATCTTCCGGATGACCATTCTCGATAGCTTGTCTTTTGATAGATTTGTGAAATAGCCATTTGAGTATACAATCGTCAAAATACAGTCGTATATAGTAACCCCCAGTGGGCCATATTCATCCAACAAATCAAATATCTTATCATCCTCATAGAAATTAACCATCTTCGGGAAGTAATCCAACGCTGCTTTATTCGGGGCTCCCTGAGAAGCCATAGCAGATACCTCCCCTTATTTTATTTGCCGCCGCCTATCATTTAAGTCAGCGGCGGCAGTACCAATGGCTTTTGTCGTGACACAATCACCATAGAGGTAACATATTAATTAACCGATAATAGTAACTTTCTCTCTAATTTTTTCCGGCATCTGGGAAAGCTCGCCGGATAAATACTCTCTGATGTTCTGGATAGCCTCGTTTCTCCAAATGCCGTTCTGGGCTTCGACGAGCTTAAAGGTCGGCTGCTCCTTGTCACCAATCCGGAAAATAAATTCACTTACAGGCTGCTCCACTTCCTGGAATGTGCGATACGGAGCGAGAGCAACCGGGTTTGGAACAAGAACATCCCTCTTTGCAGCAACTCCTACAGACATGGTAACAACCTGATCTGTTCCGTTATCCGTGAATGACTGCTCATTCTTTCGTTCTACGTTTCCAGCCATTTTTAAGATACATTCGCGGTCTTCGCTGTCCTCAAAATTAGCCTGCATCTCAATCATAAACCGCTCCTGGTCATACCAGTGATCAAACTCAAATTCTGAAACATTTGCTTTTACGGAGACCAATGTTTCACGCTTTCTGTCCGAATCCAGTTTTGAAAGCAGATAAACCTCGGTAGGGCTTGCAATATGGATAATCATATCTTTACGGAATTCATCAGAACAGGTTGCGATATAATCAACCAGGGCTGACAAGGTAGATACTTCCATTGCAGTTGCATACGGCAGCGCATCATATCTCTGCAATTGTTTATCTGCGTAGGTTTTGCCGTTAATCTCCAAAACCTCTGTTTTATTTGCCTCTGTCTTTAAATCAGTCAAAAATGCCATTGCTTCTCTTAATCCTTCTAACATAGCTCATTCCTCCTTTAATTTGCTGCCCGTAAATCAATAGGGCCTGTCTGCTTTGTTTCGTAAATCTCTCCCGTTTCCGGGTCAAATGCCGGGGTAGGCGGCGCTGTCGGAACTACCTCCACTCTGGCCGGGATGCTGTCGGAGCGGAATGCAATCGACTGATTGTGGTCGTTGATTTCACTCATTTCAATCCGACCGCTGCGGATGTCCTGTCCAATCAGCATCATTGTTTCATCTGCCAGCTGCGGAGCCAGACTGACGTTTGTGTGAATGGATGTTTTGATTCCCTGCCGGCTCTTATCTGGCTTGAACGTCAGCTTAATAGTTAACGTTCTGGCTTTTTCCGGGTCTGTGTTCGGATCCATAATGTTCCGGCCAATCTTCGCCATTTCCGAAGAGAAACGCTCTAAGAGCGCTCCCCCGCAGAAACGGTCAAGGCTTATAAATTTTGCCATGGTGTTTCTCCTTTCCTGAGTTTTATCCAAAGAATGCTGCTTCTGCATCTGCCTGAGAGGCATTTCCAACAGGCTGAGCAGCAGATTCCACAGACGCCTGTTCAATAACCTTCTGATTTTGAGGGTCAATTACATCTCCTATTGTATAATTCGGTTCTTCTGCCCCCATCTCTTCTGCCACATACATCCCGGACATAGATTGCGGGAATGCTTCTCGAAGAGCCTGTACAATCGCAACCTTGCGAATCATAGTTGCTGGTTTTTTTGACCACTGCGAGTTAAGAGAACCATCTCTTTTCTTACCTGCATATTCGTCAAAAGAAACCTCGATACGGAAACTGTGGTTTCTGTCCTTACGGAACACCTCTCCATATCCACCAATCAATTTTTCACCAGGAAGTATCAACGTGCCTACTCGATAAGATATTTCTCCGCTTTCCTCGTCCTGTATGATGATTCCTGCTTCCATCCCGTCATAAGCCTCGTTTGCTTCTGCTCGCTTAAAATAAGCATCCTTACCAACTACCAGAGTAGCAGGATCATTTCCGTACTTAATGCAATACGCTTCACGCAGCCAAGGATTTAAGCCGGTAAAACGGCACATATTGATGAACATTGCCACTTCCTGGTCGGAAACCTTGTCCTTTTCACCGCTTACCAGATAATTTTTTACGGTTCCAGGAGTAAGCGTTATCTCTATCCCATTTGCCATATATTGTGTTACTTCTACCTTTTGTACCGGCTTCTTTGCCAAACTGTTACTTACTGCCATATCCTTATCCTCCTTTAATTTTTCGGAACCGGCTCAAACCGGATCCCAGCTACTTTCAAAAAGTTCTTAAGTTGCTCTAACTGCTTCATCGTCGCATATACCCGAAAATCCAGGATATGCACCGGTTCCTCCACCACATCTTCGACTGGAGCCACGTATTCCGGCTCTTTTGGCTGATTTCTGCCTGCTGCCATAACTCTTTCAGCCTCTGCCTTTCTGGCTGCCTCACGTTCTGCCTTGCGCCGTTCCTGCTCTTCTATGTATAACCGTCTGTTTTCTGCTTCTGCCTCCAGACGATTCCGCTCTGCCATGGCTGCACCAATATCGTAGGTTCTTAAAAAAACTTTCTTCATATCCCCTGCATATGGGCTTTCCACATCATTCAGGATTGCAATTCCTTCAGCAACCTTCTGAATCGTATCCAGCATACTTTCTTTCACGGATTTCATGGTCGTGGATGCATTTGCCCACTCTGGACGAAACAGGCGTTCAAACGGCAAATATTCTGCTAAATCATAGATGTTTTCTTCGTAAAACTCTCGAATCTTTGCCGTTTTCGCATCCCGCTGTCGCTGTTCATAATCCTTTACCTGGGTGTCGATATTATCAATAGCCCGCTCAACAATTCCGGTCAGCTCTGCAATTTGCTCTCCAAACAGAACATCTGGCTCCAGAAGCTTCTTGCGAATGAGCGTGCGCTCGCTCTTCATTGCATCCACAAACTTTCTCAGCTTCGCCCGGTCAGACTTTGCATTTTTCATGGTTTCATCTGTGTATACAGATGTTTCGTACTCCTGCGATACCGCAATAATCTCGCTTTTTAACTCTTCAAAGTTCCAGTCAATTTTCTGGACAAATCCCGCGTCCTGAGGACTGTAAATCTTAAGTTCCATAAGTACCTCCTTAAATTCTTGGAAGAATCAGATAGGGTCTTGTTCCAGACTTCACGCACTCCCAAAACCGGCGCTCTGCCTCAATCAATTCCTTAATATCTTCTTCAACCTCTTCTCTCTCGATAAAATAATGCTTTGTAATGATCCTAAGTTCTCCACCCCAGTCACTCTTTAACTGGGCTTTTAATACTGCAAAATCATATTCTGTTACTGCCAGGTAATGAAGTACTTGGCAGTAATAGTTGTCTGGAATTCTGTCCTTCCACTTCATCTGCTGCGTACTCTGTATCAGGTTTGTGGTTTTAATTTCAAGAATCCCATGTCTTCCTCTATAATCAATCAGCTCTCCGTCTAAGGAAGCGTGCATCCATGGGTATTGGCTGTTACGAAACATGTTATTTTCGTCATAGAGCACTTTATACTCCGGATAATCTGCAGAAAATAGTGCCCTCAGATGCTCTTCTGCCTGGATGCCATACTGGACATAATCCTTATCAGAAATATCTTCCGGATCAACCAGCCCCATCTTTTCCTCCCACAATGTCACATTGTCCTTATAAGGATTCATTCCAATGCAGGAGGCTGCATCAGAGCCTCCGATATGATTCTTCCGAGCCTTAAGCCATGCTTCCCGGCTGGGAAAAACTTCCTTTGTTACCGCCATCACATTTCCTCCATTGACACCAGCTCCACATAATCATCAGCCCCGAAAGCCACTCCATTCATACCGTCACCGTCAACGATGATCATGTTCTGGAAGTTATGTACCCGGCGAATAGTAGAAACCACCGTTTCCCGATGAAACCGGATAGTCTGGCCGGGAACCAGTTTATTTACTGGATATCTGCCATGGCTGATGATATTTCCCTTTGTAGGATAAATGCTCATTTTTCGAGTTCCTCCTCTATCGCTTTAGCCAGCGCATCTATCAAAACATTTGCGCCTCTTGTTCTCAGCTCTTCTTTGATTTTCTCCTCAAATCTCTTATACACTTCAACCATGGCATCGATGTATTCCGTCCGGCTCTCGGATGCCAGCGCCAGGATGCGCGGGATGCCAGCTGATAACGTTCCTGTTACTCTTTTAATGCTGGTTTCCCCCGTAAATATCATGCGTGCGCTTTCTTTGTCAGGAAACAAAGCAATAACCGCATCTTCCTCAAATTCTCTTACCTGTCCTTTGTGCTCAATTCTCACTTTTACCATTGATTTCTCCTCCTTTTCGCCCTATAATAAGGGTGTATTGTTTTTTATTTCATCGCCCTGGGAGTTGCCGCTCCTGGGGTTTCTTTTTGCCACTTTCCGATAGTCGCATCCACTCTATCTGCTTCCTGGAACGCATAAGCATGTCCAGTTCCGCCGCCAACAGCAGAAATCGTGACAGAATTCATGTTATTCTTCTTCCGATAATCCTCCGCCATATCCAGCAGCACCTGGAGCCCTTCCTGTGCCTGTGTCATCGTCCTCACCTCCTATCAAAGCACCACCGGAACCCACGTAGTCAGCGAAAATACGAAAATCACTGTCCCCAACAGGCCCCAGAGGAACTTATTCTCTGCCCGCAGGCTGCTGTTAATCCGCTCCATCTTCTCCAGTTCCAGCACCAGTGCCGGATCCACCAACGGTCCAGGACCGACGGTAACAGCTGCGTAGCTCAGCGCCGGTTGAGGCGCTTCTTTAAACTTCACCATGGTAGTTTCCTCCCTGCTTGTCCATCTTGCCCGCCCTTAGGCGGTCACTCTTTTGTACCCTATTGCCGACATTAATCTGTCCTGCAATGTTTCTGCGATTTTTCTCCGCTTTTCATCGGGGAGAGATTCCATCAGTACGTCCTCCCCATCGATGTCTATGTAATTAATGATTCTTGGCTTTTCCATCAGTAACCACCTCCCTGATTTAGTTTATGGAGACTGCTTGGCCATTGTGCCTGTCTGATTCTTGTCTTTTCTCATTCCTCGCCTTATACTATACTCACAGGCCCTGCCAGGCCGAGTACAAAAGAAAGGAGAAGAGATAATGAAACCTACCACAATTAATATAAATGGCTACGATACATACTATGTCGATAACGCAGATTGCGAATCTCCTCATTTAATCATCGCAATTCCACCTAATGCCTCAAAAGATATTTCTAAAATATGTGGTTCTATTGTTTGTGAGCATTTAATCACTAGAGTAGATTACCAAGTTATTGATGGAGCTCGCTTTATTCTTGCTTATTATTAAAAACAACTGTTAATTCTGCGCACTCTTCCGGGACGCCAGATGCAAGCTGCTCATTGACAAGAAATGATAACGGCCATCCATCCGTTCCCGGAAGATTTACAATAATCGCTTTCTCTGTAAAAGGCTTTTCGTTGATTTTTAAAATTTTCTTTTCAATGTCAATTTCAAGTTTTCTAATCTCTATCGCTTTCACCTCCTATTCCTCTGTCTGCTCTTCCAGCAACTCCTCAATGGAAACGTTCAGATATTCAGCTACTTTCTGAACCTTGCGAATTCCAGGCTCATTTTTATTCCATTTGCAGATGTAGCTTCTTGGAAATTGTAAATCGTCTTCTAATTTTGAAATTGGAATTCCATTCTCTTCACAAATGCTTTTTACATTATCGTACAGCACACTCTAACCTCCTTCTTTTTTAATATGAATTACGCAAAATTTTGATATTTATATTGACAATATGCGTAAAATATTCTAAAATCAGAAGTACCACCAACCAACAATAAAATATATATACTAATACGGCATTTCGCAAAATCTTGCGTAACTCATATTTTTATTATACACAATATTTTGCGTATGTCAAGGATTAATTGCGCAAAATTTTGAGGTATAATTTATGGGACTATATGAACAAATACGAGATATAGCTAAAAACAAAGGTTATTCAATCAATAAACTGGAACAAGAACTCGGCTTCGCGAGGAGTTCGATCAACAAATTTAATAAAAATAAACCCAGCATTGATAAACTCCAACAAATCGCTGATTTTCTCGGCGTAACTGTAGATTGCTTAACCACAGGAGAAGACGCAGCAAATCCTGCTCTGACTGCCAGAGATGAACGGGATATAGAAAAGATTTTAGAGAATACCAGAAACCAGTTACTGAATCAGGAAGGACTGATGTTTGACGGAAAGCCAGCCAGCCCGGAAGCTATCGATTCTATTCTGTCAGCAATGAGAGTAGGCATGGAAATGGCGAAAGAAAAGAACAAACAGCTCTACACACCAAAAAAGTATAAAAAGGACTGATGCCTAAATGGATATAAAACAAAAAGCGGATTCTCTGGCGCGGAAATACAAAACCAGGAATCCGTTTGAAATACTACAGGGTTTAAATGCCATCCTTGTATTTGCTCCGTTAATCGACACCAGGGCTTTTTACCAGTATTTTCAGCGGAACAACATTATTTATATAGATGAAAACCTTCCTCGTCACGAACAGGCTTTTGAATGCGCTCATGAAATGGGACACATGTTTTTACATAAAAAGGCCAATACGATTTTTATGGATACCAGAACAGAACTCAACACTTGCCGCTATGAACGGGAAGCTGACCTGTTTGCTATGTCCCTGCTCGTCAGCGATGATATGATAGCGGAATATCATCAATGCAGCATTGACCAGATTTCCCGTGCTTTAGGATACGAGAAAAGGTTGATTGAATTAAGGTTAAAACAGCCATAGGCGTTTTAATAAATAAAAAAAACAAAAGAAAGAGGTATGGAGTATGAAAAAAGAAAAACCAACCACAAAAATTTGCAAGCATTGTAAAACAGAAATCCCCTATGGAGCAAAGATCTGCCCTCAGTGTCGCAAGAAACAAGGGGCAAACGGATGTTTGGTAACTATTGCTGTTTTAGTTGGAATCGGAGTCCTAGGGTCTGTGCTTGGGGGCGGTGGAAGTAGCTCTCCAACAAGTTCTTCGTCTGAAACTACTGTCGCAACAGAAACCACACAGGAATCCATTTCCTATACCCCTGTTACTGTAACAGAAATGATGGAAACGCTGAATGGAAATGCAATGAAAGCAAGCGAGACATATAAAGACCAATATCTCGAGATTACCGGAAAACTCAGTGTTATCGACAGTAACGGAAAATATATATCTATTTTAGGAGATGGAGATTTTGAAATTACCGGCGTACAGTGTTATTTAAAAAATGAAGAGCAGAAGGCAGCAGTTATGGAAATGTCCACAGGGGACACGATAACTGTAAGAGGAAAATGCAAAGAAGTAGGAGAAATAATTGGATATACTTTAGATATTGATGAGTTTGTTCAGTAA